AGTAGCCCCACCACCGGCCATTTCCCAGCACCCTCACCCCGGCCCTCTCCCAACGGGAGAGGGGGGAGGATTGAATGGCGACGATTGAAGAGGCGGTGGTGACACGAATGCAGGGATACGCGGGACTGGCGGCGCTGGTCGGAACGCGGGTGTATCCGCTGCAGGTGCCGCAGGATGTTGATCTGCCGGCGATTGCGTATCAGAAGATCTCCAGCCCCAAAACCACCAGCCACGGCGGCGACTCGCACCTGGCGCAGAGCCGCATCCAGTTTACGATTCAGGCGGACACGTATCGCGCAGCGAAGGCGGTGGCGGACCAGGTGCGGGCGTGCTGGGCGGGCTATCGCGCAACGGTCGACGGCGTGCGCATCGACGGGGCGCTGGTGCAGGACGAGCGGGACGGCTGGAGCGAGCAACACGGCGCACCGGTGGTGCGCGTGGATGTGATGGTGTGGCATCATGAGTGATTCCCTTACCCCAACCCCTATTCCAACGGGCGAGGGGGAGACGTGGGCGCCGCTGGATCATCCGGGCGGACTGGTGGATGGCCAGTGGGAGCGCGGGCAGTGGGAGGGTCTGGCGCAGCTGAGGTGCATCCACTGCAAGTGGGACACGCTGCGCGGGCTTGAGGCCGCGCGGGCGCACAAGCAAGCCTGCCCGCGCTGCGCGCCGCCCGCGCCGATTGAGCAGCAACCGTCGCCGGTGCTGGTGGCGGATAAAAACTGGATACCCGACAGGAGGACATGATGAGCGAGGCATTGGCGGCATTTGGCACGCTGCTGAAACTGGGCAGCACGAATACGACGGCGGCAACCTTCACCACGATCGCCGAGGTGGGCGACATCGACGGGCCGAGCGACGAGGTGGAGACGATCGACGTGACGAATCATTCGTCGCCGGGCGCACGCAAGGAATTTGTGGCGGGCCTGATCGACAGCGGCGAGGTGTCGTTTCCGATCAACTGGATCCCGAGCGACCCGACGCACGATGAGACGACGGGCCTGGAGGCGGTGAAGAACGCGCGCGAGATGCGGCGCTATCAGATCGTCTTCCCGGACCTGACGGAGTTGACGTTTAGCGCGCTGGTGACGCAGTTTGCACGCAAGGCGCCGGTGGCCGACAAGTTGAGCGCGGACATCACGCTGAAGGTGAGCGGCGAGCCGACCTGGAGTTGAGGCATGGCTTTCTTAACACGCGATCAAATTTTGCAGGCGGCCGACATCAAGACGGAGACCGTGCACGTGCCGGAATGGGGCGGCGCGGTGGCCGTGCGCGCCCTGACGGGCGCGCAGCGCGACGAGTATGAGGCAACGCTGATCTCGATGCGCGGGACGGACGCCAAGGTAAACCTGGCCAACGCCCGCGCGAAACTGGTGCAGCGGTGCCTGGTCGACGAGGCGGGCGCGCTGCTCTTCGACGAGAGCGACGTGAAGGCGCTGGCCCGGAAGAGCGCCGCGGCGCTGCAGCGGGTGTATGACGTGGCGCAGCGGTTGAGCGGCCTGAGCGCGGCCGACGTGGAGGAACTGACAAAAAACTCCGCGAGCGGCCAGAGCGACGATTCTGGCACCGGTTAGCGCTGGCGATTGGGGGCTGCACGGTGGCGGAATTGCAGAGCCGCATGAGCAGCCGCGAGTTTGCGGAGTGGCTGGCCTATTACAGCCTGGAGCCGTTTGGCGAGGTGCGCGCCGATCTGCGCATGGCCACGGTGGCGGCGCTGATTGCGAATGCCAACCGGAACGGCCAGAAGCGCAAAGAGCCGTACACGCCCCAGGATTTTATGCCGAAGTTTGAGGACAGCCCGGAGCGGCCACCTGCCCCGCAGCAGACGTGGCAGGAGCAGAAGGCGCGGCTGATGGCGCTGATGCGGCGCTGATGCGGCGCTGAAATGCGGCGCTCACCCCAGACCCCTCTTCCAACGGGAGAGGGGGGAGAATCATGATGAGCACACTGGCGACGTTGAACGTGGTGCTGAATGGCGACATTGGCGGCTTTCTGAAGGCGATGAAGGACGCCGAGGGGCAGAGCAAACAATCCAGCGGGATCATCGGCGGGGCGCTGAGCGCAATCGGCACGGCCGCGAAGGTGGCCGGGGCGGTGGCGGTGGCCGGGATCGGGGCGCTGGCGACCGGGCTGACGGTGGCGGTCAAGGAAGCGGCCGACGCGGAGAAGAACCTGGCGCAGTTGGACGCCGTGCTTCAATCGACGAACGGGGCGGCCGGGGTGACGCGCGACAGCGTGCTGCAGTTGGCCGGGGCCTTGCAGAAATCGACGACGTTTAGCGACGACGAAGTGATTGCGGCGGACAATCTGCTGCTGACGTTCACGCAGATCGGCAAGGAGGTGTTTCCCGACGCCACGCGGGCGGTGCTCGATATGAGTGTGGCGCTGGGCCAGGACGCCAAGGCCAGCGCGATGCAATTGGGCAAAGCGCTGAACGATCCGATTAAGGGCGTGACGGCGCTGCGGAAAGTGGGCGTGAGTTTCACGGACGAGCAGATGAAGCAGATCAAGGCAATGGCGGCGGCCGGCGACGTGGCCGGCGCGCAAACCTTGATCCTGAAGGAATTGCAGAAGGAGTTCGGGGGGAGCGCGGAGGCAGCCGGCAAGACGCTGAGCGGCAGTTTGACGATTTTGAAAAACACGGGGCTGGACATTTTGGAGACGATCGGGACGGCGCTGCTCCCCGTGCTGAAAGACCTGGCGCAGGGGCTGCGCGATGCGCTGGATAATCCGGCGGTGCAGGCGGGCGTGCAGGCGATCATGGACGCGATCGGCGAGTTTACGGGCGTGGTGCTGCCGGCGATCATCAGCACGGCGCAAGAGGTGGTGGCCTGGGTCCAGACGAACTGGCCGCGCATTTCCGCGGAAATCGGCGGGGCGTTTGAGCGGGCGCGGGCGGTGGTGGAGCCGGTGCTCAACGCGATCGGCGCGGTGGTGCGCAGCGTGTTCGCGACGGTGGCGACGTTCCTCGCCACGCACGGCGAGGAGATCCGGGGCTTCATCGCCGGCGCCTGGGAGAAAATCTCCAGCATCATCAACGGGGCGGTGACGATCGTGCAAGCGGTGATCAGCACGGTGTTTGGCGGCATCGCGACGTGGATCGGGCAGAACCAGGCGGGCATCCAGACCGTGATCGAGACGGTGTGGAACGGCCTGCGCAGCACGATCGAGACGGTCATTACCGTGGTGCAGGGCATCATCAACACGGTGCTGGCCGCGATCCGCGGCGACTGGTCCACCGCGTGGGAGACGATCAAGGGCGTGGTGGAGACGGTGTGGAATGGCATCCGGGCCGGGATTGAGCTGGCGCTGAACACGGTGAAGGCGGTCCTGACGCTGGCCTGGAACACGATCAAGAGCGGCGTGCAAAGCGCGTGGAACGGCATCAAGGCGGCGATCCAGACGGCGTGGCAGAGCGTGATTGACTGGCTGACCGGGCTGTGGGACACGCTGCTGGGCATCGGCAAGAGCATCATCGAGGGCATAGCGGCGGGCATCCGGGCGGCCGGGGCGGCGATCTGGAACGCGCTGAAGGGCGCGGTGGAGGGCGCGTGGCAGAAGGTGAAGGAGTTGCTGGGGATCGCGTCCCCCTCGCGGCTGTACGCGACTGTCGGCGAGCAGATGATGGCTGGCATGGCGCGGGGTATCGCCGGGGGCGCAGGCCTGCCGCAGATGGCGCTGGACGGCGCGCTGGCCGGGATGACGGCCAACGTGAGCGCGATCGGAGCCGGGCAAGGCGGCGACCGGTTCAGTTTCGGCGATATCGTGATCAATGAGGCGCAGCAGCTGGACGCGGCCGGGGTGGCGCAGGCGGTGATGGATGAGGCCGGTCGGCGCGCGGATGCGCGGCGGCGGTTGCGGTAATGGATGCCCGATAAACGCATTCGGGCATGACGTGAGGCGATAAATGGGTTTGTTGTATCTGGCAATTACGGACGGGACGACAACGTGCACGCTGGCGGACGGCGCCGGGGGCGGGACCAGTTACCGGCTGACCTACGGGGCCTGGGCGCCCAAATTGGCCTTGCGGCGGGCGGGTCAGTTGAGCGGCCGATCACCCTATGAGGATGTGGCCGAGGAGATGACGATCTCGATCCACGGCAGCAGCCTGGCGGATGCGTACACTAAGTTGCAGACGCTGATGACGCTGCTGGAGCAGGCGGGCCGATTTGAGCGCGGGGAGAGCGTGTCGCCGGTGGTGCTGAAATACTCGCCGCCGGGCGCGACGGTGAGCAGCGCGGCCAGTCCGCTGCAGGCGGTGATTATTTCCGGCGAGATGGTGACGCCGGGGAATTTTAACGCCGGTCAGCCGCAGTTTGTGATCAGCCATTTGAAGATCCGGGTGCGGCGGCAGGGCGAGTGGAAGCACGTGACGGAGGCGGCGAGCAGCGCGGCGACCAATAGCGGCGATCTGGCGACGATTACGCTGCCGGGCGCGGCGAAGGCGCTGGCGCCGACGGCGCTGCAGATGACGAATTGCCAGATGCGATCGCTGGCAACGGACCAGATGATTGTGCTGGCGGCGGGCAGCAACCGGGTGCAGGTGCTGGCGGCGAACGGCGGCGCGGGCGGGGCGTTTGCAGCGGTGAATGACGCGGCGCGCTTTGCGCGCAATACGACGGTGCTGCGCTATACGCCAGCAGGCACGGCCGAGGTGACGGCCACGATCGGGGCGGTGAGCCTGGACGCGGCGACGCGGACGTGCGTGGTGCTGGCCAGCGTGCGCAATAACAGCGCGACGACGGCATTTGCGATCCGGGCGCGGCTGGATAGTACGGGCGGCGTGGCGTACACGCCCACCCAGCGGATCGAGGCGAATGCGCTGAATCCGCAGTGGGTGGTGCTGGGGCTGGTGGCGCTGAGCGAGACGCCGCAATTTTGCAATCTGGCGGTGACGGCCAGCGCGGCGAGCGGCACGCTGGATGTGGATTCGATCGTCATTGTGGCGGTGAATTTCCCGGAGGTGCACATTGTCGGCGTGCAGGATAATCCGTCATTTTCAGGCCGGGCGACGCTGGTGATCGATCACCGGGCGCTGACGCGCGAGTCGCCGGTGGTGACGATGAGCGGCTATGCCGGGCCGTATACGGGCAATGTGTGGCTGCCCACGCAGGCCGCGGCCGTGACGGCGCTGGTGCTGCAGTGCGGCAGCCTGGCAAACGCGGACCGCTGGCGGACGACGTTTACCAGCGGAGCGGAGGCCGTGGAGACTAATGTGTTTACGGCGACGCGGCTGCGGGCGATGATTGCACCTGAGTAGAGGCAACGCATGTTTATAGGGCTGTTTGATCGATCGACGGGGGCGTTGGTGCTGGACCTGGGCCGCCACGGGCAGGGGGCGGTATTTGGCACGAACGAGCACGGCTTTGCGGAGTGCACGCTGAGCGTGGCGCGCGACGTGTGGACGCAAGCGCAGTGGCTGGATTGGCCGGGCGCGCTGGAAGTGCTGGCGACGTGGAACGGGGTGACGGTCTGGCAGGGCCGCGTGGAGGATATTACGGCGGTGAATGACGCGATCCGCGTGACGGCGCTGGGCTATCAACGGGCGTTGAGTGATGTGCCGTACACGGCGCTGTGGAGCACGGCGAGTTATGCGGCGTGGCGAGCGTGGACACAGGACGATCGATCCACGGCCTGGCCGGAACGCTACGTCATCGACAATAACAACCGGCTGTACATTGCGCCGCAGAAAAACGCGACTTTTGGCAACACGGGCGGAAATAAGGCGGGCACGATCGGGCTGGCGGCTCCCAACGGGGGAGCGCGAAAAATTGTAGCATGCTCATTTAACTACGAGTTGCTGGCGCCGGTCAACTGGCAGGCTGGGTTGAATTGCTACACAGGTTCACCGGCCGGAACGGTGACGAATATTTGGAATCTGGCCAGCACTGGCGCATTGCAAACCGGCTCACAAAATCTTACGTTTACGGGCGATGACTATATCGCGTTTTATTTTCTATACAATGCGGCCGATGCGGTCTACGCCGGCGAGACGGGCGCGGCCTATTTGAAGATCACCAATTTGCGGGTGAAGACGACCACGAGCCCGGCCGTGTATGCGGACGAGATCGCGGGCGCGCTGGCGGCGTTTGTGGCCGCGGTGAACGGCGCACAGCTGGACAGCAGCACGACGCTGCTGCAAAGTCCGGCCGTGGATTTGATGGATGAGGACTATGCGGACGCATGGCCGGCGGAGGTATTGAACCAATTAAGCGCGCTGGGGGACAATGCCACGCCGCCTCGTCGCTGGGAGTGGGGGGTGTTTGAGGATCGGCGGCTGCACCTGCGGCCGCGCGGGAGCGCGGGCCGGGCGTGGTATGTGGACGCGAGCGCGGCGGAGATCCAGCGCACGCTGGAGACGTTAGCCAACAGCGTGTACACGGTGTACCAGGACGGTCGCAATGAGACACAGCGCACGGCGGCGGCGGCCGATGCGGAAAGCGCAACGCGCTATGGCGTGACGCGGCGGGCGGCGGTGAGCGCGCAAACGACGAGCGCGACGCAGGCGGCGGTGATTCGCGATGCGGCGCTGGCCGACGGGGCGACGCCGCGGCCGCGCAGCGCGATCACGTTTGAGGCGCTGTATGATGCGGCCGGGGCACGCTGGCCGCTGTGGGCGTGCCGCAGCGGTGATACGATTACGGTGCGCAATTTTCCGGTGGCGGCGAGCGGCGAGATTGATCGGGTGCGGACGTTTGTGGTGAGCGAAACGCGCTATAGCGTGGAGGCCGATCGGCTGGAGGTGGTGCCGGAAAGTGCGCTGCCGCGGCTGGAGGTGCTGGTGGCGCGGATGGGGGAG